AAGATTAATTTGCTCTTTTATATCTTTTATTTCTTTTGCATCTACATATCTATCATCAATAAACCACACGCCCGTAATAAATGTGATAATAAGGGCGGCACTTGCTAATGTTTTTAATATTTTCATTAATTAAGCCCTGCACACCATGCCAGTAAAAATAGAGCCGCGAGTAAAATCATTGTAAAATATCTTTGTCTTCTTCGATATGTTTTTAATCTCCGAAGACTTAATCTTCGAAGCTTTAATGTCTTGTATCTCATGCATCCTACCCATTATTGACACCACTCGCATTCGTTTGTATCATCTACTACTAAACCTTCTTCTTTAGGTCCACATTCACATTTTTTACATGCGCAGGTGCCATATTCATCTGCATGAAGATCCCCACTACAATGACAGTCGTGGTTACATTGCTTACACTTAGCCATCTTATTCCTTATTTAGTAGCTAGTGTGTATAATATGATTAGAGCTATAACTACACCAATAGTAACTTTTTTATTAGTAATAGCTAATGTCCATAATCTTTTAGCTTCTTGTTTTACTTTTTCCATATTTTCCTCCTATTTTACTTCTTGTGTTGAACCCCAATTTGGCCCGGCGTCGCAGTCTACTTTATTAGGTATCTCTAAGTCAACTGCATTTTCCATTATTTCTTTGATTTTATCCTCATTACCATCAATAGATATATCTAATTCATCATGAATTTGTATATGGGGTAGTATACCTTCTTTATATAAATCTAACATTGCTTTTTTTGTCATATCTGCAGCAGATCCTTGAATTACTTTATTCAGAGCTTTGTAAGTAAATGCTCTCCGTGAAGGATTTTTATGCCAATAATTTTTTCTAGGGTTACCATCTTTATCTTCTATAGTTATTCCTTCTTCATCTTTTAAAAATTCTCCCATCCTTTGAAGCTCAATCATTCTTTCATGATCTTCTGCGGGCACAAATTTTCCCCAATCACTTCCTCTTAAGATTGGTTCATATTTAGGAAATCTACATTTTCTATTTAATAAAGTTTTTATTTTCCCTGTATCCTGTGCTCTGTTCATAATTTTATTTGTTAACTGTTTTACAAAAGGAACCTTAGTATGATATTGATTAAATAATTCAGTGGCTCTATCTTTGCTAACTCCCAACTCTGCCTGTAGTTTTGCTTTACCCATTCCATAAAATAATCCTAAGTTAATAGTCTTGGCCTGGAATCTTGGAATTTTTGTCATGTCTGCTACAAGTTGGTGAAAGTCTGCGTTTGAATTTTGCTCATATGAATCTGCAATTTCATTCACAGAAGGTAGTCCATATTTTAATGCATAATGTGTGACGAGTCTTGGTTCCTGTTGCGAGTAGTCAAAACAACCCCACCTGCATCCTTCTTCAGGGAGAAATAATGATCTAATCATAGGACCTGTTATTGGATCTCTGGCAGGAATCTGCTGGAGGTTTGGGTTCTGGTAAGAGAATCTTCCAGTTACTGTTCCTCCATCATCAGATCTAATTTGATTAATTTCTGCATGAATTCTTCCTTTATGTTCATGATCTAAAATAGTTTCAATAAAAGTTGTATTCACCTTGTTTATTTTTCTGGCTTCTGCTATCATTTTAATTACAGGATGAGAATGATTAGAGAGGAAATTCTTAGTAAATGATGGAGCCCCAGTTTTTACAGTTCGTTCGTAAGTTAAATTTAATTTCTCAAAAATTTTTTGAATCGATTGTGCAGCCCATATTTGAACATCTATTGATGTTTCTTTTTTTATTTTTTGTAATAACAGGTGTTCTTCTGCTATTAATTTTTTCTTTAATTCATACGTGGCTTGAGTATTTACTCGAACTCCTAAAAAACGCATGTCGACGAGACACGGGAATAGATCAGTCTCAAGATTAAAAATAGATTGACAATCTTCTTCAATTAATAATTTTTTTACATGTTGCCAAAGTTTAAAAGTTAGTTCTGCATCTTTTTCAGCATAGGCTCCAACCTCCTGGGCAGGTAATTGCCACATATCTTTTTTTGCATCTAATCCTCTTTCTTTAGCGGCTTCATTTAAAGCTTTTTCATTTTTACCTTCTTTTAAATAATGCCATGACAAAGTATTAAGTGTGTAAGAGAATCTATTCTCATCCAGAAGAGAAGAAGCAATCATAGTATCTACTACTAAACCATTGATTTTTAAGCCTAAATTACGTATCCAACATATGTCGTACATTGCATTATGAAATATTTTTGTAGCCGGGCATTTTAAAATATCTTTAAACCATTCTAATGTTTTTATTCTATTAGAGTTAGGTCCTTCTTTATGAGCTATTGGAAAATACCATTTACCATTATAAGTAGCTACAGAGATTCCAACAACTTCTCCATTACCTGTGACTGAACCTGATCCTTTCCTTTTTAAATCTGTATCTCTGGTTTCTAAATCAATTGCTATTTCATCATAGGATCTTAGATCCGGATATTCTGTGGGTTGTACCCACTCAGTTGCTGGTAGTAACATTTTTATAAATTAACCTTTCTTGTTTTTATAAATTGACCTTTTTTATTTCTAATTTTAAATTTTTTTCCATGTTTATCTCTTCGATCATTATAGATTAGATTTATACAACTACACCATTCATCAATACAGTCATTATCAAATAACCATTTTGAGTGTAGTTCTAAAATTTTATTTTTTTTTATCATCATTCATTTTTAAAATTTCTAATTCACAGTAATGAATTATTTTCTCTAAATCTTTTTTCTTATCTTTATCTTTATAACGACAAACATATTTAACAACACATCCTTGAAAAAAAGATAAATCATTTTTAGAAATAAATTCATAAGGTTGAATCTTAAAATTTTTATAATGTGATCCCCCAATCTGTCTTTCTTGAGGAAACGCCTCATGAAATATATTTTTATTTGTCATTTTAATACCTCCATAATATTTATAAGCATATATGTTAAAACTATTGCTATAAATAGATTAGATGTTAATACTCTCATAGTTGATACTCCTTTATTTTCTTTTTTGCTTTTAGTTTATATAGATTAATTCTCGCCCTGGTGCTACCAACATACCACACTCTATGCTCTTCATCTTGTTTGTCAAGGCTCAGACTAATTCCTTTTTGGACTTTTCTTCCTTGGTGTAAAGATAAAATTACATTATCTTCTTCACCACCTTTAGCTGCATGAATAGTAGACAACCAAATTCTGGCACGTTCTTTTAAATTTTCTTCATTATCTATTAAATTTCTAAGATATAAAATTTCTTTTTGATCGGTTGAAAAAATATTATACCAAGGGATTTTTTTATTCCATTTCCCCGTCGGCATAAAATCTTTTATATCATTTATTTCTTTTAGCTCTAAGTGTTCTCCCATACACCATCTAGTATAAGATTCAGCCGCTGTATATAGTCTAACTTTAAAACTTTTACCTCTATTGCTTTGATAATAAATATTTTTTTCTTTTAAATCTTTCATAATATCTAATAAATTACTTTTAGTTCTAGTAAGAATAAGCCATTTCCCTTCTGAAAGATCCACTTGATCTAAATGAGTAATTTCTTCGACATGGCCTTCCTCATTTCGAGGATAATATTCTTTATGTTTCCTGATGCCTGCTATACGATTCACAGGTACTTGTGATGCATGTTGCACGGCTCTTGATATTCTTCTCGAGTATCTAAGTACACGTTCTTTAGCCGGTTCCGTTATAAATCTATTTACATCGGCGCCAGCCCACGCAAAAATTGCTTGATCATCATCACCTGCTAAATAAATTTGTTCGCAATGATTTTTTAATTTGTCATAAAGCTGCCATTGCAAAGGGGATAGATCTTGAGCTTCATCAATAAAAATTGCTTTAAAAGCAGGGATTTTATCAGAGTCTATTGTCATTTTAATCATGTCATTAAAATCATAAATTTTATTTTTCTTTTTATATTCTTCTATATTTAAAGCTATATGCTTTAATACATCCCAATCTATTTCATGATGATCATGTTCATTACGATCATATTCTTCTCTTATAGTAGTATCTCTATTGATTGCTCTTCCTATCATTTGAAAATAAGGATTATTACAGGTTAAAAATTGTGTTTCTTCTTCATTATATCTATCATTGAAGTTTACACGAATACTTAATTTTTTTCCTAGTTCCTCATAATGATAGGGTTGCATAACTTGTTCTTCAGTTAACCCTAGTATATGAAAACAAAAAGCATGAAGTGTTTGAAAATAAGGAACTATTTTTTCTGATACATTTACCCTCCCCCGAGCTTCTTCTGCAGCTTTTTTAGTGAAAGCAAAATAACCAATCTTATGATAAGGAGTTCCTGTTCTTACATAAGCTCTTACTCTTTTAAGTAATCTAAAAGTTTTTCCTGTACCAGGTGGACCATAAATTTTATTAACCTTTTCCATTAGCTTTTTTAAATGTATTTATTAATTTACCCTTCCATCCAAAATTGCCGTGATGTGTTGTTTCCCCCTTCGCTACAGCATAAAATTTAAAGCCTGCTTTTTCTGTAAGTTTGAAAAATGATACATCTTCTCCATACCACGCACCTAGTTTGGGATCAAAACTATTTTCCCAAAAGTTATATAAATATTTTTTAGCTTCATCTGTGATTCCATTTGCATGATTTATTTTAAGTGTAGGATGATCTTGCATTAATTTTTCATATACTCGTCTATGAATTAAAGTTAAACCAGCCGGTCCTTTACTTATTTCTATTAATCCTTTGTCATCTATTTTAATATTTCGCCAATCTTTAAATTCCACTGAGAATCTTTCTGAATTATCGTGAGTTTTTTTTCTGTAAGGTACACATATTATATCTTTCTCTGCCACTATCATCTGACCTATAACATCAGGTTCAAATTCTACATCTGCATCAACAAATAATTGATAATTAAATTTAGATTCCAGGAACAAAGCAGTTAATATATTTCTTCCATATCCAACATAAGGACATTTAAATGTACTTATATTAGCTTTTATTTTTGCCACTGTAAATTTATCGAATAATTTTATTAATGATAAACATGTTGCCACTTGCATGGTATCGTATGTAGGCATACATACAGATATTGAAGGCGGTATCTTCTTCATACTATATTTTCCTTATCTTCTATTTTTATTTTTTCATCTTGTATTTCATCTTTTTCTAGATCTTTCTTAGGAAGTTTTAAGCATCTTCTAGGCTCATGAGAAGTTTCACTTTCTCCTTTTGGAAATCTTTTTAAACAATTAAAGTCTCCTTTAAAAAATTGTTTAATCATTGTAGCTGTTCGAGCTCTATCTTGGGTCCAATCTCTTGTTCTTATACGATCATATAAATATTCATAATTAAAATAATAATAATCTTTATCTTCAAACACCGAACCGCTGCCGAAAGCTACGTCTGTCTTAGCTTTAGGACCATTTACGAATCTAATTATTTCATCTTTTAAAATATCAATAGGACTAGTACCTACGGGTGGTTGAATCTCTTCAAAATTACTCCATAGTCCATTCAGTATTGATTGAAATTCTGGACCTTTAAGAAGAGGTGGTATAATATCTGTTTGCTCTCCAATTAAATTTCGTAACTCTTTCATTTCTGTAATTTTTTTAACATCCCGTGCATGAAGTTGTTCAACTTTTCCATTATCTAAAGCTACATTAATCATAAATTCTGGTTTAGGTTTATAATTTATTCTAATCATTCCAGATAATTCTGGCCATGATGTCTCTTTATAACCGGCTACCCCAAATTTTCTTCTTAAACAAATTCCTTTAACGCAATTAGAAGAGAGAGGTACTTCATTACATAAGAATCCTTTATTTGCATTCTTCCATTCTTTAATTTTAGTTTTTACTTTATTATCTCCCCACTCATCATCATATACAATAAAGTCTCGGGCAGCCTCCAATACTTTCTTTTCCCACACATCTTTATATTTCTTCTTAGAAAAAACCATATAATTATATAAGAATCTATCTCTTTCATCTTTTAATTTTTCATCTTTTTCTTTTATTTTTTTACATATCATTTGAAGACATGGTGGTCCATCCTTAAATTCTATTGGTCCCCCTCTTAATTCTTCATTTATTTTTTTTCCACCTGTATCTTCTAATGTTTTTTTTGTTTGAAGATTTAATTTTACTACTTCTATAAATTCTTTTAAATCTAGTTGACTGCCGTCTGGTTTATATGCTCTTCGCTCTGTACTTTTATAATAAGGAAGATTAATAAAACTACCTGATGTTTTTACATTATTTTGATTCGTACCTAAGTGTGTTTGTTTAGGAAATATTTCGGTTTTGGGTGGTAGTTTAAATAAAAATAATAAGTTAGATAAAAATTCTCTTATTAAAGTTGCTGGTATTTTTTCTTTAGTAAAGACGTATAGATGTAATCCCTTACTCTTAGATTCAATTGGAATAACAGGAAGTTCTTTTTCTTCAATAACTTTTAAATATTGTTGTAATGGAAAATTTCTATAGTTTTCTGGATCCACATCAATGGCGCCAAAACTTACCATTCCATTATCATCACAAGGTTGAATACCTATGGCACGTTTGCCTGCTAAATGATCTTCATAATCTTTTTCTGTAATAGGTTTTTTAGACCAACCATAATCCTTTCCCTTAAATTTTATTTTACCGCTCTTTTCTTCAATGTAACCATTCTTCACATTACAGAAACCATAATCTCTTTCTAGTCCACTAAAATATTTTGCAAATTCTTTCATATATATTTTTTATTATACCTTTTAAATGTGGCACAATTAAGGGCGGATCCACTCTCGTTTCCCCGCCCCCCTTGCAAGCTTCCCATAAGGGAATTAGACGATGTCCTGTTTAGGTTTGATTTTATCGTACTGAGGTTTCGCTGCACCTTTTGATACAGTTTTCTGAAGTTGCTGTGCAATTTCATATATCTCAGCATCCTTTTTGTCATTCACATCAAGATTTCTAATTCTTGATGGTTTGTAGACATGCCAGCTTTTGCTGCCCTGCGTTCTTCCCATAGTCTTTAAGTTATAGACTGCTGAATAAACTGCAGGATTAAAGGAACCCTTTTCATCTGAGAATCTAAGATTCTTAATCAGATTATTAAGTTCCCTCGCTGGTGTGAGATTTGATGACCTCATTGGAATAACTGCAGGTTTTAACTCATTATTTACCATTGCTAGTACATAAAAATATGCAGTCTTTTCAACATAGTTACCATTTGGTAATCTATATCTTCCATTTTTTTCCATAACGGCATCTTCTGGAATCTCTAAATGAGTTCCAACTGGAGCCGAAGCACTATCGCCTCTCTCCTGCCATTCAGGAAATCTAGTTTGTGTATGTGCAACAATCACATCTAGACCTGTGCTACCGTCAATGAGTTCCCCGAAGCTTGATGCATAAATCATGCCTGGTTTTGATCCATCAACGTGTTTAGGATCTCTCTCATTACATTCTGGAGAAAGTTGATGAAGAATTTTTAAAAGCGGAGTTGATACATCATCCGATTTAATTTCTTCAGCGCCTTTACCTGCGTCTGCTCTGAGATTGATATTAGCTAATGCACCTGCATTAACTTTTTTAGCTACTTGACTTTCCATAATAACCTCCTTAATAGTTTAGTGGTTTAGTAGTTTATTTTTTGGTTTTTATTTTCGTTTGATTTCCTTCAAACGTTCTGAAGAACTCGGGAGGAATTTTCCCTCCGCGGATTTGGAAATCCTCCAGAGTTGTTCTAAGAGTAGAAGCATGAACCGCAACCTTTCGACCGGGATCATAACCTTGTCCTCTTGCAAGGGTCGCATATTGCTCCGCCTTGTTATCTTCGTCTAGACCGAACTTAACTGTGATTTCATTTTTCACAATCGCTCCCAGTCCATTCTCTCGAAGCCAGTTATGTGCATCTTGCTTTTTATCAGCAATTATTGAAGCACCAAATATATGTTTAACTTCTATCTCAGAACCATCTTTTAATTTTATGGTTTTAAGATTAAATTCATTCATTAAATCTGGAATAACAATTCCAGAATAAAATTTTTCTCTTTCTTTTAATTCTTTTACTTTTAATTCTTCATTAGAAATTTCCTGTTGTATTTCTTGCAGGATTTTAATTTCTTTTGAAAGTTGGTCGGGATTAATTTGAGTCACCTGAGATGGTGCATCTTGTCGTAGATCTATAGTCATTGCTTTCTCCATATATATTTATTAATTTAATTAACTAATTGCACTGATAATTATACATGGAAAGTTATAGGATGTCAACCCTATTTTTGATAAATATTTATATTAAGAGGATAGTATGTTTTTTCTTGACGATCCCATTTTAATACATTTGCTTTACCATTATTTATATCGCCTACTAACATTCCTATCGTAAAAATAATAGCGGGATCCCCTGATAATAAAAAATAATCTTTTTCAGTGGCATCTTTTAGAATGGTTCTAAGTTTAATAACTAATGGCCCTGGAGATAGTACCATTTGTGAGAATTCAGGTAACATTGTCACAATGTCGCCATATTTCTGGGCCCCAATAACATTATATCTTGGTTCCCCTTTTGCCGTCCCGGGAATTTCTTGTATTAAATAAACTTTTGATTTTATTCCATCATTAGTTGTAATTGTTTTAACAAATTCTTTATGTGGTGTTTGCATATTTTGAAGTACTTGACTTTTTTCCTTTTAATTATATATATAACATTAGAAATCAAAAGTAAATAGATATGGATTATAAATTTAAAACGAAGCCTTATACGCATCAGTTAAAAGCTTTGGAACGTTCTTGGGAAAGACCTTATTTTGCTTATTTTATGGAGATGGGAACTGGTAAATCTAAAGTGTTACTAGACAATTGTGCCATGCTTTATGACAGAGGTGATATTAATGGATTACTTTTAATAGCGCCAAAAGGTGTATATAAAAATTGGTACGAGCAAGAAATACCTCTTCATCTCCCCGATCACATAGAAAAGAAAGTAGTACTCTGGAAAACATCTGATAAATCTGGAGAGCAACTTAAAAAATTAAATACTTTATTTGCTACAGGTACAGACTTTCATATTCTTATTATGAATGTTGAAGCTTTTTCTTATCCATTTGGATGTTCTTTTGCTCGAAGATTTTTAGATTCACATAAAGCAATGATGGCTATTGATGAAAGTACTACTATTAAAAATCCTAAAGCTAAACGTACTATTAATATTTTAAAATTAAAACCATTAACTAAATATAGAAGAATCTTAACTGGTTCTCCTATTACGAATTCTCCCCTGGATCTTTGGAGTCAGGCTCAGTTCCTTGATGCATGGCTCTTGGGTTTTGATTCTTATTGGGCTTATCGTGCACACTATTGCATTATGAAAACTATGAATATAGGAACACGGGCGGTATCAATACCTATAGGTCCTAATAGAAGAAATTTACCAGAGCTTGAAAAAAAGATAAGTGACTTTAGTGATAGAGTTTTAAAAGATGATTGTTTAGATTTACCTAAGAAAACATTTGTTACTCGTCATATTCAATTAACTACAGTTCAGAAAAAACTTTATGAACATATGAGAAAATATGCAATAGCAGAACTCGAAGGAAAAGTATGTTCTACAAATACTGTTATGGTTCAGTTACTAAGACTTCATCAAATATCTTGTGGATATCATTCATCGGATGATGGAAATGTACAAGAAATACCTTGTAATAGAATAACAGAATTAATGGATATACTTTGGGAGCTTTCAGGCAAAGCTGTTATTTGGTCTCATTATCAAAAAGATGTTGAAAGAATTATTACTGAAATAAAAAAAGAGCATGGAGAAAATTCTGTAGTAGATTATTATGGATTAACCCCACAGGAAGATAGACAAAATAATATAAAAAAATTTCAAGAAGATCCAGAGTGCAGATTTTTTGTAGGAACCACACAAACTGGCGGGTATGGTATCACTCTTACTGCTGCAAGTACAATGATTTATTATTCCAATGGTTATGATTTAGAAAAAAGATTACAATCAGAGGCACGTATTGATCGTATTGGTCAAACAAAACCTATGACTTATATTGATCTTGTAGCTGATGAAACTGTTGATTTAAGAATTCAAAAAGCTTTACGAAGTAAAATGAATATTGCCAGTGAAGTTATGGGTGAAGAATTAAAAAAATGGATATAAATACCACATAAAAAAGGAGTGAGATGAGTAGAGGAAAAGAATATTATCAAAAAAATAGAGAAGAACTTAGGGTTAAAAGAAAAAAATATTATCAAGATAATAGGGAAGAAACATTAAAAAGACAAAAAGAATACAATCTAAAAAATAGAGAAAAAATTAATAAAAGACAAAGAATATATGGTGTTCAATATAGAAAAGATAACAGACAAATTATTTTAGCTAGACAAAAGATATATTATAATACAGAAAGAGGTTTTATGGTATCTTTATGGAGTTCTATAAACAGATCATCAAGAAAACATAAAAGAATTAATAAATTTAAAGATTTTGATGAATTCTATAATCACTGGTTAGAACAAAAGTCTAGGTATGGTATGAAATGTCCAGCAACTGGTGTGGAAATGACTATTATAAGAGGTGCAAGTAAACCTGGAGAACATAAAAGAATTATGACCAATATTTCTACAGATAGAATATTATCTACAGGGGGTTATTCTCCTGAAAATTTAATTTTTACGACTTGGGAATATAATATGGCTAAAAATAATATAACACCTAACATGGCTCAAGCTTTTTTAAAAATAGTTAAAGAACGATATGGAACGGAGGATATAGAATGAGAAATAAATTTAAAAGGAAGGGGAAAGTATGGTGGTATTTTCCCCCACCAGTCTTAGTGTGTATACTAATTTTTAGGTAATGTAAAGCCTTTGTAATATGCTGGAAGTCCTAAGAAAGGACGTCCGTCAAATTTAGTATGCTTACCACCTTTATCGGGGTTATCTCTACCAGTTACAACTTTCTTTTTGGAATCTTGATTCCAATGTAAAAATACTTGGCAGTAGTCTTCACCTGTGAAAGCTTCTCTCCAGTGTTCACATTCACACCCATGATACATAAGCATATCACCAGGTTTCATGTTTACTGGAATACCGGCTTTACCTGCCTTACCAGTTGGATCTAAATAAATAGGCCATTTAGTACCATCGTCTCCTATGTGCATAGTAGCAGAAA